AAGTCGGTATATGCATCTGGATAGTATGCTCGAGTGAATTCTATTAAGCCTTTCTTAATAGTATCAAAATCTCTTCCGTAGTATTTTATATCTTGATTAGCCATTTACTTCTAGTAGTATTGATCTTGTATCGAAATCCAACTCACTTAAACTTATATCCATTTGAACAAATAGCGTGTTCCTATCTTCGTCTGGCGTAAGCTGCAGCTTTCGTATAAATATGTACGGTAAAAACGTTTGGAAACTATTTTTTATCCTCGACTCCAGCGTCATCATAGTTTCAGTAGTTAAATTTTCAAAAATAGTTTTTTTTAATCCACATCCAAACTCAGGCAGCATTACTCTTTCACCAGGTTCTGTAAGCAAAAGGTTTTTTGCATTAGCCTCTGCTTGATCCATTGTAAAGTAATTTTGCTTAAAAGTTGCTCCACTCTCTCCAGTTAACGGAAGATCTAAACCCAAAGCTACGTTTCTCTCTAGGTCTACAGGATTGACTTGTATGATATAAGCCATTAAGGTCTAAAGTTAGGATTGCTCAACTCTTCCGATCTTTTTAGGACAGACGAGTAATCTTTTACAAACATGTCTGTTGCCGATGATCCTATTGTCGGGAAGTCTGGGTTTATTTGATCAGCTGATTCCTCATCAAATCCTGCCATCGACTTTGCAGTTTCGTTCAGCAAATCACCTAAAGGACCTCCTACGGTAGTAAACGGTTCGTCTAGGGTTACTAATGGTGTTGTTCTTCTGTTTACCTGTAGTGATTGGTTAGGCTTAGCTGTAGACTGCTTACTTTCATTAAGCTTTTTTATTTCAGTGCGTACTGCAACTTGAACTTCCTCGCGGATAAGCTCACGCAACATGGACTTAAATTGACTTAGTTTCATATTTTTGTTTTTTATAAATAGTACTTTATTGTATTATTCCATTAGGATCCTATCACATAGTCTTGCTTACCTAAATATCCGTGCCATGTAAATGGTACAATTCCAGTGCTTAGTGGTGGGATAGCTATTCCACTCATACGTTCAAGTTGATGACTAAAGCCTTCTGCCATTTCCTCTGCATACCCTTGCGCTCCATTTTCATTTAATGCCTCCATTGGAGGATAAAAGCTTCCAACGCTTGTTACTATAAATTTAGTACCATATTGATTAGTCCAACTATTTCCTGTCCAAAACAGCCTTCCAGCTAACCCAAACACAAAAGTCATGATCTTAGCGTCAATGTTAATTTTTGAATCTGCTTTAGCTTTTGCGTATGATGCTGCATCTGCTTGTAACTTCTCCTTTCGCTCCGCAACTTCCCCCTTAATATAAGCAACTACAGGATCTAATAACTCTCCAATAAACTCCATTATCCGTTTGAAGAATATGCTTATTGCATCGAGTATTGGCAAGATTAGGTCTGTTGCTCTACTTAATTGGTATCTGATGTATAGTAGTCCTGAATCTTTTGTATCTTGTGGGATGAAGTCTCCCAACCCCGCAGCCTTAACTCTCAACCTTTTAAAAGCTACTTTTTCTGCGTTTATTATTGAGTACATTGCATCTCCTTGTGCTTTTAATTGTCCCGGTATTGCTGCTAACTCCTGTAGGTTTGGTGAACTCTGGGCTCCGTCCAGTATCTCCATAAGCGTATCAAAAACTCCCGTTGCTGCCCCTTTTATTTTAGTACCCTTTGCTTCTATCCTTTCTTCGTAAATTTTCTTAATTTGAGCTACTATTCCTGTTTCTTTGCACTCTTCTATTAGCTTTCTAAAGAATAGATATATTTGTTCATAAGCCTTCAGATCAGCAACTTTAGCTCTAAACCTTTTGAAATCAGCTTGCTTTTGTTCTTTTGTTATCTTACCTCTTTCAATCTGCAAGTCTAGGAAAGTGTTGATGAGTTTAGTAACTCCAGCCTCGTTTTGCGTTATTGGTGCGTCTTTGTTTTGTATCAACCCTACAAGTACTTTAGGTCCATTTACAACAAGTTGGTAAGCTAATTGAGCTTCTCGAGCTAATTTTTTAAACTTAGCTAACTTTTCCTTCGCTTTAATAATATCAAACTCCTTTTTTCTTTTTTTATTTTTTATTCGCTTTACAGTTGGATTAACGTCAAGCAACGTATCTACGTACTCATCAAGATACTGTTGCTCCCTTACTACGTCAATTAACTCATCTTCTTTCTCCCTAATTAGTCTGTCTATTGTAAGCTGTGCTTCTTCTATTTTATTATTGATAACTCGACAACTTCTGATTAAGCGCAAATACGTCATATGCCTATCAGCTTCTCCTCTCACAATACTTGATACTCCTACTGCACCACCTTCTACTGAATTATAGTCTTCTGTGATGCGATCAACTTCCTCCATCTGTTGTTGATAGTACGGACTACTTGGTTTTATCATAAAAAGCTTTTTTAGCTTTGGGATATCAACAGCCAATATTGTCTCAATATTACTAACAACTAAGAATACTTCATTACCTCCTCTTCGCAAGAAGGCTGCTACTTGTGATGGGTTTAGCTTGTATAAGTTTTGAACTTGCTCCATCAGTTGCCTTACTATTGGCGTAGCATCTCCAACGCTTACCATAAGTTGAGATGTCGATGTGTCTGCGTTTGCAGGGTTTATATTTTTCTTGAAGGCATCTAATGCTTCTTGCCTTGCTTGCTTTGCAGCTGCCGATATTGACTCTTCTAGATTAGACTTTACTTCGCCATATTTTTCTTTTACGGTAGCTACTGCCTTCACTGCTTTTTGTATTGCTTTTTTTATTGCTGCGTAGATTTCAAATAGTTTAGTAAAAATGCTTTGTATTGTATCTAGAATTAGCTTGTAATGAGTTAAAGATCTCCGAATTTGTTTTGCTTTAGCTTTTACTCGGACTGCTGTCTCTTTTATTTTCTTTCCAACTGCAAGTCGTTCGGCTGCCTTTGTTTGTTCTTTAATTAGTCTTTTTTGTGCTTGCTTAAGTTGATACTCTTTTATTGCTGTTGCTAACTTACCCTTCAAGTCATCTAACTTCTTATCCAATTGAGCTCTAACAGCTATTTTTTTAGCTTCTATTTTTGCAACTAATTTCTTTTTAAGCTCCTTTAGCTTTTTATTATTTTCAATAACTTTAAGCATTGTTCTGCCTATCACACCTCCTCCTGGGACATACGTAAGCTCCCTCCAGTATCCAATATACTTTTCAGGATTAACAAAGCCGTCAAGCATTTTCATAAACTCTTGTACAACAGCTTTGATTTTTTTATTTACATACATCTTTAGGTTAGCCTCTTTTGAAAATGTATTGTTATACTTGTCTAATGTATTTTTTGATTTTTGCGCATAGCTTGCAAGTGTTTGAAAGGTTTGCGCAACAGAAGTTAGATTAAGACTAGGTTCAATTTTTAAGCTTAGCAGTGCCTTGAGGTCTGCGATCTCTTGTCCCATGACTGCATTGAGGTCAAAGTCAGAAAGATTTTGCCTATTTAATTGTTCGAACTTATCTCCTAAAGATGTTATTTCACCAAAAGCAGTTTTTATTACTTCCTTTTTAGCGCTAATAAGTTTTCTAAACTCAGGTCCAATAGATTTTATCGTACTTCTAATTTCCTTAAGCTTATCGTCTAGCTGTTGAATCTGGATCTGTAAATCTTGAACTTCTGCAGTTAGTTTCTTATAAGTAGCTATTGCTGCTTGTATGTCCTGTGATAGTGATTGTATTCTAACTTGTCCATGTGATAACTCTTTTCCTAGGAAATATACTTTAACTGTGTTGTAAAATATTTTTTCTCTCGTTTTGTTTGTGATTGAATTGCCAGGTCCTACTGGGACTAGTGCTCCTGCTGCGAGTGGTGATGGCATTGTTGGTGGAATGCCTACAGGAGCGTTTAATGCTAGTGAGGATATATAATGCCTAGTGATACCAGCAGCGAAGTCGTCTGCATTTGCATATACTCCCTGCTCTAAGTCCGTAGCTACTCCTTTTGCAAAGATCTCTTCAAAGTCCATTATTGTACTTTATTCATAAATATATCCCAAGCTATCCACGACTTTTCTAACAATGTTTTTTGTATCTTTGCATTGCCATTCACATAGCCATCGGCTGTTAAGCCTGTAACCCAGTCTACTGCCTCTTGTTTAGTTTCCGGTGCTTTACCTTTAGCTTGCTTGTATACGTTATATAGTCCTGCTTGCAGTCCTAATAAGGCGGCTGCTTTAAAATCTGCGCTAAATGCTGTTGCTGCTCCTACGTATATAAACACTTCGTCCGTAGGTCCGTACCAGACAAAACCGTACTTATAGCTGTTTTCAAGCAGCCATCCAAGAGTTGATGCTACATCCTTGAAGACAACAACTTTTCCTGTACGGCGTGGATCGTTTGCTTGTGTGTTTGGCCATCCGTAAACGTATGCCGAGTTTGGACCTTTAAAAAAAGGAGACGGCCATGTTAGTTCATATTTATTAAAAGCAGCCCATGCTTTACCAGCATTTGGATGGTTTTTCATAGCAAAACTACTAATAGGAACAGCATCCATATACGCAGATATAGCTTTACGGTCCTCTTCTGTTGGTTCAGGCTTTGCTATTAATCCTACTATCTTTTCGTGCTCGACAATCTTATCTAAACCTACTACGACGCATGGAAGCATTTCTGCGTACCAATCCCATTCAGAGATGTACCCATATAATAAAGGCATCTCACTGTTGAAAGCCTTCATCATTTCACTAAACTTTGTAGCTGCTTCGGTGTCTAAATTGAATCCTCCTATTGAGGACATTGCTCCTGCTAAATTAGCCATATAATTAGTTTAATGCAGGTGGTACTGGTCCTGCTGATTCGTAGTATCCTGGTTTGCTGACGTTTGGTCCTGATGGTGTTGATGGTATTGATAATGGGTTACCTATACTAACATTAACGTTAACGTCAATAGATGTTTGTGGTTTTTGGAAAGTTTTTGGTGGTGGTTTTATTAAATCATAATCTGGTTGCTCATGTGAGTAGCCATCGACAAAAATTTCAGTGGATATTAACTCCTTAAGTCGAGTTTGTAATGCCAAAAAATCCCATTGCGTGTCCTCTCTTGCTGTAGAGTATCCTACTGGTGTTAAATTTTGTTGGTACTTTAAAACTACAAGCAAGTCGTCTAACCAGTTAACTAGTTTTAGTCCAAGTACCATTGGTTCGTAAGGAACGTCTGGTGATGGGTATGATTTTAGTTTTTTACCATCTTTGTAGAATCTCTCATCAGTAGGTAATATCACAGGAATACTAGGTGGTTGTCCCTTTCCTGGTATTCCTAGGTAAACTCCAGTGTCACCAAATATAGTTACACTTTCGTCAGCATCTATATTCACCTTAGTAGGTGATGTAAGAGCTACTCCCTGCGCTCCTGCTATGATAGTCTGGCTCTCTTTTGAGTTGATGATAACGCGTCCTGAGTTTATTAGGATTGATGGGCTTCCTGCATCGTGATCGTTTACGATAAACTTTCCACTTGCAACTAAGCCAACTGCTTTAAGTCCTGCTCCTGGTTCCATTGGACTCACCGTTATACCTTGACTATACAAATAGTCTGTCATTGGTAAACCAAATACACTACCAGATCCAGACGTAGCTGAACCATTAGCTTTGGGTCCTGCTGCCCCACCACCGGTATTATCAACACTTCCTGCTACTGGTGCTACTGGTGCTACTTCATCTTCTACCGGTAACCCAGCACCATTTAGTATTGCTATGTCTTCTTCATCCATACTATTAAATATACAAAATTTTTAGTTTGAATCAAACGCTATACGCCACTACCCACTATTCCAGCTGCATAGATCTTAGTTGCTATGTCTAGTGCTTTTAAATGGCCCTCACTTCCTCTTACTTCACCACCACCGTGATTTGCTCTTACAAACCAATACACAGCGTCATCTACTGACGTAAAACTATTCTTCTCTTTCTTTATATTCTTTCCACCAATTCCGTTTAGTAAAAACTTAACTGCGACTATTGCTGCTGTTGGGATGTCGTTGAGTAAATCAGGGTTACTCACTAAGTCGATTCCTGCTGCTTCTCCATACTTCTTGTAAAGTGATTTAAAGGTAACTTGATTAAAGCCTCGTCCTCGATATTTCCACCCATCTCCTTTCTGGTCGTTTCCTCTTTCCCAACTTGGGGGTGGGACTGTTTCGTATCCGTATATGCGATCATAGAAAAGTTCGTCGTTCTTCTTATCAATTTCCAACTGCGCTTCTCCTTCTGGTGTCTTAGGGTACCAGTATTTTAGTCTATTCCCAAACAAATCCCTCAATCTACCATTACCGGTACCGCCATATCCATACTCATTTTTTGGAATAAACCCACACTCCTTTCCAATAACTCCCAATATACCAACTTGCGAAAACGGATTAGTTATCCCAGCTTGTCGCATAGTATTCAATAGTACTTGTATATTTTGATCCTTTGATCCTCCTTTACCTAAAGAGCCAGCATCAAAACTACCACCACCACCTACATAACCAGTAACATTTAAATTAATTTGGAACCTAACATTTGGATCATATACACCATCAACTGTTGCTTGCAATCTTGTTGACTCAAAATCCTCTGTTTGTTCAAACACCTCTGGTCTTGTTATTTTCACATTCCAACTATCCATTCTTCTGCTTGTAGCAACTTCCATTGGAATGGTTTGCGTGCTTGTCATATATACAACTGAATCTGATCTATTTATTGTGGGGGCTATCAAGTAAGGCTCATCTGCCCATGTTTTTTTGGTAGCTTGTATAATTAAAACGGGATCACCATCTTCAGTAGTTGAAGGTTTGCTTATCTCATCTTCCCCTATATACATTACACTATGTACCTCTTTTGTTATTACCTTATCCATTGTGCTTGTAAATAAGATAGAGCTTCCAAACCGTCCTTCCATAATCATATCACCTTCTCTAAGAGATGTTATGCTATAGCTGGAGAGTTCATAGCTCTCATACGGTATTTGTAACTTGTCTCTAAAGCGAAGGGCTAAGGTTGCTTCGTCTGCCAAAGCGTTTAGTATATTACCATCTACGTAAAGAGGTGTTGTGGCTGTAAATGGTTCTGAGTTATAAGCTATGTTACGAGATTGTTTTATAATTGCGCCATATGCATACGATAAACGGTTTCCTACTATTATTGGGTATATGACTACCTGCTCTCCTGGTAGAGGAAGTTGGTACCTAGATCTGTTTACTGGTCCTGCAAATGTTGAAATAGTTTTTTCATCCTTACCGTAATCCTCTGGTATAACACGAAATCGAATCACTCCTACTCCATACTCTGAGTTGAAGTATGGCGATGATTCGTCTAAAATAACGTCAAGTACATGGCCAAGTATAACTCTCTCAGAGCCTCTCTTACGAGAAGACGCGTTTGGTTTTATATTACCAGGACCTAATACCTCAGATAAACCACTAAATATACCACTCATACTACTATAACTATAGTACGTTATATAATCTTAGGTGCCAAAGCCGTTATTTGCTAAATCTCTAATAAAGTCTAATAACACTTGTTTACTTGGGAACTGTATATGTAAGTGTATGTTTCTACTAGCAAAGCCTGTTGCCATCTGATCACTCTGTCTACCAATAAGCTGTCCTCTAGTCACAGTATCACCTTTCTTAACTGCAAAGTTATCCATGTGCAGCATTACGTATGTTTTACCATCCGTACCTTTTATGTGTATGTAGCTATCTTGCCCATTGCTATAGAAACCAAAACCTGTCACTACTCCAGCTACCGGTGATGGTACATATGGTCGGTTTGTCTTTGCACCGTTTTCAACTCTTGTCAGTACCATATCGTACACGTATGCACCACCATCTGTTCTCGACCAACCGCCACTTCGAACGTTTGACGAATCAATTTCAAAGTTTTTATCCTTTTCGCTGTGGTGTATTCGTAGTTGATTTGCATCATTAATTAAAGTACCTCCGTTGTTTATAGACCATCCACCTTCAACAGTTGGAACATTAAAGGTTGATTGCAAATCTCCACCACCACCAGTACCATCACCGCCAAATGCCTCACCTGGAAATTGTACATCAACTGTGACGCTAACTCTTGTGTTAGGGTCGTATGCTCCCTCAACAAACGATTGTAAGCGTGCTGTGTCGTCTATTAAGAACGGCAGCTTACCGCCCTCTCTTGTCGTTCTCTCTATCTCAACTGACCAAGTTAACATTTTCTTACTTGAGCCAATCACTAGGGGTATGTTTTGCGATGTGTTAATATAAATCGAGCTCTGATCCTCGTTTGGAAGATCATCTATCAGCTGTGGAATACTATCATCCGCTTTAGGATCCTCAGGCTCCAATGGCTTAGAGTTTTTAATAATTAAAAAAGGATCTCCGTCGCTGCTACTATCTAATCTAGTCATTTGACTATTTGCCCATACGTCTGATTTTTGGATTGTACTGGTGAATCTGATGCTACTACCGAATCGTCCTTCCATAATCATATCACCCTCTCTCATTATTGGAATAACCTTGCCTTCTTTTGCAAATGTATGTGATTTGTGCTGTAATGGGAGTTGAAATCTTATATTAGCAGCTTCGTTTGAAATTGAATTTAGAATGTTACTTACGAATCCAGTTGGAGCCTCTAGCTTGTCAATACTCGTTAATGCTCCTGGCTTAGATGTGTACCTTACTGCATCGTTTCCAGTAATTACATTAGTGTAGAGTTCTATTTTTTTCTGTGGAACGTTTGAGTCACTATACGCTGACATAATTAATACCAATTCGCCAGGTACTGGAAGTCTCATATTTCCTCGATCTGCTGGGTAGGCTATGCGGTGAGCTTGGTCCTCGTATATACCACTATCTGTAGTCTGTCGCTTATACCTTATTGATCCTACTAAGGGATATAACGTGGCTGGTTCCGCATCTTCAATAGATCCATCCAATAGTGCCTGTTCTAAGTCCTCTCCAGTAACCACGTTTAGTACTTGTGCTAAATATAATGTTCTGTAGTCGGATGCATTAGGTGACTCTAATGACATTATATTACGAACAAATTCTGCTATGCCTGTAAATATGCTACTCATGTTACATTGACTTTGTTAGTACTACATTAGCTTCAAATGCTCTTCTCTTTGGACCGGCTGTCAGTCCTTTGATATGATCTACAAGTATGTTTATGTTATTCTCTTTGAATGCTCTTATTGCTGCTGGGCCTGCTCCCTGCTTCTTTATGTTACCGTAGTTGTACTTAATAGAAGTTAATGCAGCCACACCACCAATTCCAATAAAAGTAGCTACATCACGTCCTACAAACTTTATCACGTCTGGTACAAATTCAGTTTTAACACGACGTGCCAAATCACGGTCAGCATCCGCTAACGTAATTAATGGATACTCTCCTGCTCCTGGTGTGTTTCTAGAATGCCATAAGATGCCGCTACCATAAGGTTGTCCATCCGTGTTTACAATGTTACCTATTGGTGCATAAGTAATGACGCCAGTTGTTTTATCTATTGCAACAGGACGTTGTGTCTTATCACCACCTAATCTTGCTACTACACCATTTTCTAAAGTTATTGTACTACTTCCGTGTCCTATACGCCAGTTTCCTATATCCCACCCAGCCTCGTATCCAGTTCCTTCGTATTTAAGGATTAAGTCATATGCTAACGCGTTTTCAGTATCTAATCCCATTATTGCACCATTTCCACCACCTGCCCCGCCACCACCACCGCCTCCATTACCTATAGTTAGGTTTAATCCACTTGTGATTACTTCTGGCTGGAATTTAGGATCGTACGTTCCTTCGACAAAGGATTGTAGGCGTGCTGTTGGATCACTGCTACCTGTAAAGTCACCTTTTGTAACACTCACATTCCAACTAAGCATAGATACGCTGGTGGCTACTTTTAGTGGTACGTTTTGCGTCGTAGTTAAGTAGAAGCTTGATCCATCCTCGTTAATATCATCATCCTCAATTAAGTTAGGTTCCTGTACTATCTCGTTAATCTCTTTCCTTCGTATACTAGCCTTCATTATTAACATGGGATCTCCATCGTCACTTCTACCTATATTTGTTATCTGCGTCTCAGGATTCCAAATACCGTCTTTTGTTATAGTTTGCGTAAACTTTATTATTCCTCCCATTCTACCTTCTAGAATGGAATCTCCTTCTCTCATCCGAGTAAATGCCCCAGCTGTGTTAAGTAGAGTATCTTCTCCAAAGTCGTTTTTTGTAGCAAATCTTTGTGCTTCTATTTCCGGATCCACAGTAACAGCTGGTTCTCCTGAAGATACGTATGCATCTTGCATTAACGTTGGATCAATATTGCTACGTAAGAAAAATCCTGGAGTAACAACATCGAAATAAAAGTACCTGCCTAACTTTTTTACAATTAACACCTGCTCACCTGCAAATGGTAGTCTATAGCATGATCGGTCTAAGGGTTCTGCTGTTGATGTTACTTCTTTTTCCGCTTTACCGCCGCTATTTGCTTTTAAAAATCGAATTGATCCAATTAAATATGGATTAGTTGTTGGGTTGTAATCTACGCCACCTATAGCGTAAGTTGTAGTACTTTTTCCTACATCTAACACTTGTCCTATAAAGACTTCACCTTGCTTGAAAGTGCTCTCTGGACCAGAGGCTGCTCCAAAAAACTCGGTTAAACCTTTAAAGACACTGCTCATTTTCCTTTATCTAGGAGTTCTTGTGCTTCTGACATTAGTTGTGCTCTCTCTTGCTCAGTCAAGCCTAATTCATCACTCTTATCATCTCTACTACCAGTTACCAATAATCGTTGGATTATTGCTGTTAGACGAACTAGATTGTCGTCATTTTTAACTGCTACCTCTAAGTACTCTTTTATCATAGGTACCATCATAGAAGCATCTGTAATGTTTCTTATCAACCCCTTGAGTTGTTCTATCAAACCATTAATTTGACTTTCTTTCTTTTTTGTGTTCTGATAGACGTCTCTTAGTAGATCACTAAACGTCTTGTCATCGAACAATATACTATCCTTATCCATAGCTTTATGTTTCTAATAAATACAGACGGATTATCTTTTCGCTATAGTGTCTGTGTTTTCAACTTGCTCGAGCAGCTCCATTAGAGCTTTTATCCTTGCTCCAGCAATCCAAGAATCAACGTTATCAAAGTAACCTAATTCTCTTAGTTGTTTTGGATCAGTAGTCTTAGGATCAAATTCAAACGCAAGAAGGTTGGGACCACCACCAACCTTCTCCCAAGCTTTTAACTCGGCTTTTAAAAACTTAATTAAGTCTTCTTTG